CCAGCACCGGGGCCAACGTCGGCGGCATCGCCCGTTTCAACGTGGACCTGCGGGGCCGTAAGCGGTACCTGACGGTCGCCGTGTCGCCAAGCACGACGGTAGCGGTGATCTCAAACGCCCGGCTGTCCAAGGGCGACAACCACGCGTCGAGCGCGAGCGAGGCCGGCGTCAACAACGTGGCCAGCGTCTGACGCTTGACAAGACTGCGAAAACGCCCACATGCGGGCGGCTCGGTACGCCCGGGCCGCCCGTTTGGCGTTTTATAGGAGCCACCCGTGAAAGTTCGCGTCGGCAACGTAGAGCACGAGTTGCGAGTCGAGGCGGCGTTCAGCGTGCCGCGGCTGACGTTTTCCGACAACTTCTTCTGCACCGCGCAAGCCCTGCTGCCGCTTGGCATCCGGCCCACGAAGTTTACGGGCGCGTTTTGGGAGCAGTGCCTTGACCGTGTGCTTATGGACATGCTCGACCGCACCGACTGGATTCTGGTCATCGACTTCGACAGCGTGTTTGAGGCCGACACGGTGCAGCGGCTGATGACGGCGGCCATGGTGTCTGGCTACGACGCTGTGGCACCGCTTCAGACCAAGCGCGACGAGGGCATGCCGATGTTCACGCCCGAGGGGCACGACGGCAGCATCGGCCTGGTGAAGCTGCCCAATACGTGGTTTGAGTCAATCATCCAGCCGGTGGACACGGCCCACTTCGGGTGCACGCTCATTCGCAGCGAGGCCCTGAAGCGAACGCCGGCCCCGTGGTTCCTGGGCACGCCACGCCCCGACGGGCACTGGGGCGACGCGCCGCCTGGCGAGCCGAACCGCATCGACCCCGACATTCACTTTTGGCGGCAGTTCAAGAAGGCCGGCAACACGCTGGGCATCGCCCCGCAGATTGCCATTGGCCACGCTGAGCTCAAATTCACCTGGCCGGGGCGGGATCTCAAGCCTGTCTACCAAACGCCTACCAGTTACTGGGCGGCCGGTGGTCGCCGGCCCGCTGAAGCCTGGGGTTCCATCGAGCACGGAGAGGCGAGCAATGCCGGCTGACTACGTTCGACTGCGGTTCCTGCGGCCGCACCTGTCGTACCGCAAGGGTGACATCATCTCGTACCCGCGAGGCCCGGCAAAAAGCCTGGTCATCGCCGGGGCATGCGAGCTCGTGCGTGACGAGCCGCAGCTGCTCGAGGTGGCCATGGTCGAGAGGCGAGCCGAGACGGCCGACGAGCCGCGGCGTAGGGGGAGGAAACAGCGATGAGGTACCGCAGCCTAGTGCGGGCGACCGAGCCCGCCAGCAATCCGGTCACGCTCGCGGAGGCCAAGGCTCATCTGCGTATCGACTCGTCGGCCGAAGACTCGCTGATTTCCAACCTCATCACGGCGGCCACCCGCTGGGCCGAGGACTACTGCGACCGCACGTTCACGCATACCCAGTGGACGATGCGTCTGGACTCGTTCTACGGGGCAGTCGGAAGCCCGGTGCAGTTCGGGTTGATGGCCGACGGCAACAACCTGGAGGGCCGGCAGAGCACCGTGCCCAACCTGGACATCGAACTGCCCCGCCCGCCCATGGTGCAGTCTGGCACCGCCACGGCGGTGACGATTACCTACACGCCTTCCGCTGGGGCCTCTACGGCCACGTTGGCGACCACGGAGTACAGGGTGGACCGCCAATCCACCCCGGGCGTCTGCCGGCCGCTATACGGCACGACGTGGCCCTCGCACCTCATGGACCAGAACAGCACCACCGTGACATGGTGGGCCGGGTACTCGGCTGACGGCACGAGCGTGCCAGCCCCGGTCAAGGCCGCCGTTCTGATGCTGGTGGCACACCTTTGGCGGAACCGCGAGACGGCCGCCGAGGTGGCGTTGACCGAGGTGCCGATGGGCACCAAGGCCCTGCTCGACACCATCCGATGGGGCAGCTACCGATGATTAACGCCGGCGACCTGACCGACCGCATCGTCATCGAGCAGGCAACGGAAACACGCAACGCCGTGGGCGAGCCGGTGTTGGCGTGGTCCACGTTCGCAACGGTGTGGGCGGACGTGTCGGCGTTGTCGGGCCGCGAGGCTGAGCGGTACGGGCAGATCGTCGGATTTGCCGGGCACAAGGTCACCATCCGGCAGCTGCCGGGCGTCAAGGTCGCCATGCGAATCATCTACGAGACGACCCGCATACTGGAGATCGGGGCCATCAACGAGTACGAGCGAGGCTGGTACCTCGAGCTCATCTGCACGGAGAAGGCCGCGTCATGAGTCTTCCAGAAGCTCCCGAGGCGTTCCTGTACGCCAGGCTGACGAGCCAGACGGCCGTGAGCTCGGCCATCGGCACCCGCGTGTATCCGCTGCTGGCCCCGGCCGGCACGCCGCTGCCGCTGGTCGTCTACCAACGCACCGGCGTCGAGCGCCCGCAGTCGCTGACCGGCAACGTCGGCAATCCCGTGGTCACGCTGCAGCTGACCACGTATGGCACGTCGTACACCTCGGTGAAGTCGATAGCCCGTGCCGTTCGCCTGGCGGTGGACGGGTGGACCGGCACCACGGCGGGCGTGACGATTCAACGCAGCACGCTCGTCACCGAGGCCGACAGCGTCGATATGCCGGCCGATGACCAGATGCTGCCCTACTACTCGGTGCAGCAGTCGTTTGAGTTCCGCATCAACGAGGCGACGTGATGGCCAGGCCGGTCGGCATGTCGTTTGAGTTCCCCGACATCGACGGGCTGGCGGCCAAGTTCCGCGAGTTGCCGAAGTCGCTCGCGTCTGCCGCCATCGGGGCTGGCGTCAAGCGGGCCATGAAGCCTGCCCAGGAGCGGCTCAAAGCGACGACGCCGGTGGGGCCGACTGGCAACCTGCGGCGAGGCGTGGCCACCAAGGCCAAGCGGTACCCACAGACGGGCGCGGCGGTGGCCATCGTCGGGTATCGCAAGGCCGGGTCCAAGGGCCCGCCGAAGGAGGGCGTGAAGCGACGCAACAAGGCAGCCGACAAGACGCAGCACCAGTTCCTGGTGGAGTACGGCAGCAAGCAGCGATTCACCAAGAGTGGTGCCAACCGGGGCCGCATGCCGGCAAAGGCACCCGTGCAGATGGCATGGCGTGCCGCTGAATCGCAAGTCGCCGGCTTGCTCACGCAAGAGATGAAGACGGCCTACGAAAACGCTTTGAAGCAGCTGCCGAAGTTCCTGGCCGCCAGGGCCAAGAAGGGCCGCGCCTAACTGCAAGGGCCGCCCCCTGTCGCCCTAATCTTGAGGCAGGGCACGCAGCCCACGACACAGGAGAGACGCCACCATGGCAGCTGATTCGCAGGGCAATAATTTCGTTTTTGCCGGCACGACTTACACCGTCACCAGCGTGACGATCAATCTTGGCGGTGACGCTTTGGATAACAGCCATTTAGGGCTGGCCAGCGGCTCGTATCGCACGTACCAGAAGCCGGCGCTTATCGACACCAACGAACTTTCCTGCGAAGCACTTGGCACCACGCTTGTCACTGTTGGCAGCACCGGCAGTCTGACTTTTGGGAGCTTTGTATTCACTGCGACCGTGGCAAGCTCCTCGGTGGCATATTCCGTCGGCGAACTGGTCAAGCAGTCACTGACGTTTAAGATCCTCCAGTAATCGCGACGGGGGGCCGTCGTGGCGAAGGATTCGCAAGGCGTTACCGTCACCTGGGGCAGCGTGACGCTTGGCGAGGTCGTGAGCGTGAGCGTGGACGGCATCGCGGCCGACACGCTCGAGGTGACATCACGCGGCCAAGCTTCGCGTGCCAAGGCGTTCTCTGCCGGTGACGTTGACTACGGCACGGTGACCTGCACCGTGCGTGGCACCGCCGGCATGAGTTCCACCAACGTCGGCTTGACGGCGGCGTTATCTATCGGTGGACCTGGCGTGTCGTGGTCCTTTTCCAAGGCTGTGTTTTCCAGCCTTGGGTGGTCCGCGACCGTTGGTGAACTGCAGACGTTCAGCGTGTCATTCAAGGTAGGAGCGTGACATGGGCTTGGCTGAGGAAATCCTGGCACAGGACAACGGGCAACGGCTCAAGGTGCATGTGCCCGAGTGGGGCAAAGACGTGTGGATTCGCACGCTGCCGCTCGGCGAGTTGCAGGCGTGGGAGTTGGCGTGCCTGCGTAGCAAGGGCGACGGCGTGGACGACTACCGCACCCGCTACCTCTGCAAGTGCCTGGTGGACGACCAGGGCCGAGAGATTTTCACGGGTGAGCAACTGAAGCGGATCTCGGGCACCATTGGGGCCCGGCTATTCAAGATTGCCCAGAAGCACAACGAGCTCGACGACAAGGAAATCGAGGAGATCGGAAAAAACTCGTAGACCGGCCGCTGGATGCATTCCCGCTGCTGCTGGCCGGTCACCTAGGCATGACGTTGCGGGAGCTTGGCGAACGGATGGACGTGGCCGAGTATCGGCAATGGCTGGCGTTTCATCGGTACGTGAATCCGCTCGGAGGCGAATGGCGACAGACGGCGCGGCTCATAGCAGCCACGCTGGCACCTCACTGCGGCAGAGGGCGGGTGCCGAAGGAAGACGACTTTATGCCGATTGATAAGCCGCCGATGACGGCAGAGCAGATCGCGGCTGAATTGGGGAAATTGAAAAAGCGGTGACGTATGGCGACGACTCTAGCACTGTCGATGCGGGCAAGCATGTCTGCCAGCGGCGTCGTGTCTGGTGCGAATGAGACGGCCAAGGCACTCGACAAGATTGCCCAGCACGCTGAAAAAACCAGCAACATTCTGGGCCAGATGAAGGGCATCGCCATCGGTGCCATTGTCGCCAAGGGGGCGATGGCCGCGGCGAGCGGGCTCTACAGTGCGGCCCAGGGTGCGATTTCCTATGCGGCCGGCGTGGCTGAGGCCGTTGACCGCACGAGCGACCTGGCCCAGCGGCTTGGCATGGGCGTGGAGTCGCTTCAGGCTTTGCAGATGGCCGCCAAGTTGGCGGGCGTGGACGACGCCACGGGGGCTCTCCAGAAGCTCACGGTGGCCATCGGTAATGCGGCCGAGAGCGGCAAGACCGACGCGTTCACGAAACTTGGGCTTAACTTCGATGAACTGAACGCAATGTCGCCGGAGGAGCAGTTCAAAGCTGTGCAGCAGGCGATAGCTGGGCTTGCGACGCCCGCAGAAAAGGCCGCAGCGGCCGTCGCAATCTTCGGCAAGTCGGGCGTCGAACTGCTGCCGTTGATGTCGCAAAACGTGGCCGAGATTGAAGAGCGCATGCGGAAACTTGGTGCCATAGTCGGCACTGACCAAGTCGATGCAATCGGCGAGATGAACGACTCGCTGGACATGGTTAAGGCGACGTTCGAAGGCATCATTGGCAACGTCGTCGGCAATTTGGCACCGTTTGTTTCAAGCATGGCCGAAGACTTTTTGAGCTTCGTGCAGTCAATGAACGAAGCCAACGCCGGGGCGGGCGGTATTGCTGGCGTGTTGACTGAGGCGGTGCTCGATATCGCCGACTCCCTAGCGGGTGTGTTCGATAACGCCGTTGAATACTTCATGAGTTTTGGCGTCACGCTGACTGACGTGGCGGCTGTGTTCGAGACGACGGGGCACGTATTAACTGCCGTTACTGAAAGCATGCGGTATTCGTTCAATGCGTTCGAGGTCGCCGTAAACGCGCTGGGCATCATGCTTGGCGATTTCTTGCAGGGCTTGGGCTCGTATGTGAGTTCGGACCTGGAGGAGTTCGGCAAAAACCTAGCCTCGCAAAATCGGGAGGCATTTGCCCGAAACACGGAGGAAGGCATTGATGCCGCGATGAACGCTGGGCGTGCTGCCAAAGCCGCCGTCTTTGGTGGCGATGCTGAGCTGGATGCCACGGATGGCCCAATGCGCAGGGGCCTCAAAGCCGTTCGCGACCGCATGACGCCCGAGGCTATTGCCGAGCGTGAGTCGGCACGCAAAGCCGCTCAGGCAGAAGCCAAGGCTGCCAGGGAGGCGGCGGCCGCAAAGGCCAAGGAAGACAAACAGGCTGCGGAGCAGAAAAAGAAACAGGAAGAGGCCGCCAAAAAGGCCGCCGCCGTAGACGAGAAGATTTCCGCAAAAGAGGAGGAAATCGGAAAGATTGAGGCCGAGAAGGCCGCGGCTCTCAGCGGCCAATCCAACGAAGCCCTCAAGGCCAACGACATCCGCTCGAGCGAGGGCATGGCTCAGTTCATCGCCCTGGCGACCGGCCGCGAAGACCCGGCGATTGCTGAGAACCGCAAGACTAACCAGAAGCTCGAGGAGATCCGCAAGGAACTGGCGGCGCTGCAGCAGGAGAAGGTGGACATCTTGGGGGCCGCGGCATGAGCGTCTTGAGTGTCATCGAATTGCCCGCCGTCTCTGCCACGCAAAAGTTCGGCGAGGCCCCGAAGTTTCAGCGTAAGTGGGTGGTCGAGGTCAATGACCCGCTCACGACGCAGTCGGAGATCCTCAACTCGGTCGGCGTGTCGTTCCTCACGCCGCACCCAGAGGCCGGCTACGTTCTGGCCATGACGGCCAACGTCACGAACTACAACAGTTCGAGGTGGCACTACGAGGTCAGCTGGGACTACGAGCTGCCCAAGCAAGAGAACGCTGACAAGAACCCTTTGGCCCGCCCCGACATTTGGAAGTGGTCCACCGGCGGGTTGCAGGTGCCGGCCTTGTACTACTACGACGGCAGTACCGTGAAGCCGTTGCAGAACTCGGCGAACGACTTTTTTGAGGGGGCCACGGTAGACATCAGCACGCTGCAGGCCAGCATCAGTGGCAACCGGGCGACGTTCGACTACGCCATGGCGCAGGCCGTGTCGAACAGCGTGAACTCTGACACGTACCTGGGGGCACCGCCGGGCACGTGGAAGTGCGGCGGCATTTCGGCACAGCCGACCGTCGAAGTTATTGACGACCAGGAGTTGCGGTTCTGGCAAGTCGAGGTGACGCTGGAGTATCGCCCTGACAAGTGGGCTTTGCAGTTGCCTAACGTGGGCTGGAACTACTTGGACGGCAGCACAAAAAAGCGCGTCTACGTCATCGACCCCGACACTGGCGAGCGTGTGCCGTCGTCAAACCCGCAGCCGCTGAACTCGGACGGCACGCTCAAGACTGGGGCACCAGACATCGTCGAGCGTCGCGTGCAACGCGAGGTAGCGTTCAACGAGTATTTCGGACAACCCACGCAGGAGTAGCAGCAGCCATGGCAGACGTGACCTACACCATCACAGCCAACGTGAAACGGGGGCCTCTCAGCCAGGCGTTCGCTGCGTCGGGCGTCACTGCCGATTGTTCGGCCAGCGGCGTGTCTACGCTCACTATCGCCCCGGGCACGAACGCTGCCGGCACCACGGCCATCAGCACGACCACGCTGTCGAGCGTCGGGCTGTTTTTCGCCCGCAACCTCTCGACCGTCTCGACGGCCACGGTTTCGTTCGGGCAGCTGTCGGCCGGCACACTCGTGCCGACGGTTACGCTGCG